TCCACTGCTAATTAGAAAGACACCTGCTACAGTAAAAATCATAGAGATCCACTTTACATACCAGTCAATAGTACCAGTAGGAGTAGTTGGGCGAAGATCATCAGCTTCAGCTTGGAGCTCTTCTAGCTCTTGATTAAGTCTTTTCTTCTCTTGGGCAAGCTCCATGGCTAATTTACCAGCCTTGGACATAGTACTACCTTCGAATTTTTCGTGAGTAGCTTCGCTGACGATTTCTTCTTTCATTACTGATATACCCAGTCAATCACTTTAAACTCTTTAAACTCACACTTCCATAAAGCCATCTCTAGGTTTTCTTCTAGGACAGTCCAATCCATCTTACGACCGCGCGCGGTCTCATAATAAATGGTCACGATCTTCATTTATCTTTACACTTAACTCTTTATCTTTTTTAAACCAGCGATCTAAAAGATCGGCAGTAAACTCACATTTAATTTTATCACCTTTAAACTTACAAAGATGAAAATACTCTCTAGCTACTAGTAGTTGCTTAGAAGTAATACAAGACTCAATTACCTTCACTGCCTTATCATACAGCTCCATATTACTTACCATTTATTATCTCCTTTAATTACAAACCAAACAAAGCCTAGTACAACTAGGCTACTTAAAATAGCTACATCCAGATAGCTCTGAGTATAAGCCCAATCAAGCATCTTCCATCTCCTCAACGCGCTGAGCTACCATATCTAAAGCATAGGTAACAGGATTCAAGATAGCATGAGCTTCTTTAGTAGTAATAACATCAGTCAATTTCCACTCAAGCTCGCGCTCAATACGAGATTGCAGTTCAGCAATCGTTTCTAACATTTCACTTTTCATAATATATCTCCTCATTTCTTACATACATTATAAGTAATAATGAAACTAAAATCTACTGTTTAATGAAAAGTAATATTAGGAAGGATTACAAAGGGTTATATTAAATATATCATCAAAGTTGTAATAGCAAATACCAACATCCAATTTTAATTTGTCCATGGGGTTCTTAGAAATGTACGTATAACCTTCGACAGCTTTTATGCGCAAGTTATTATCTTGATCTACATCTACCCCCCAATAATTAGTAAAGTGATTTTTATTAGCAATATGTATTGGGAGATCATTATTAAACATCCATTGCTTTAATGCTATAAGTTCTTTTTCTATAAAGATCTTAGCTTGTTCATTCGACTTGTAGTAATCTTTGTAATTAGGATAGGGAATATTTATTCCTCCTACATCGGTCCACCCTTTGTAGCAGTCTGGCGCTGGACGATAAACTACCATTATTTTACTTTGAGGAAAATTATCTTGGATCCACTGTAGATTATAGCTAAATTGGTGACACTTAATAATAAAGTATCCAGTTTCTTTATCTTCGAATGGAGCTAGGCATTCACTAAGGATCTCATCTTTAGACAATTTGTTTATCTCATGAAATCGTTTACCAAATTCTTTTCCGGGACCCCAGTACGCACCCAGATGAGACTGCTGATTAAATCTTAAACCATGACAATAAGATCTTTTGTCTGATCTATCTGTAATATTAATAGGTACTAGTGGAGATGATGAAACTATGTTAGCTACTCCACTCCACTTAGACCCTGGCGCACCTGAAAAAAATATCAGCTTAGATTCATCAAACATACAAAAATTCCTTTAGAGCTTTATAATCTTTATACCAAAAGTCTAAAGCAGTAGGAGAAGAATATAATACTCTATTCAGAGTATTCTCTTCAATGGTGTGTAATGTTTCCTTATAGTACCTCTTAGCCATAGAGCTATCATAACCTTTGTTAAAATTATCCATTGCCCAGATATCTCTTATTCTAAAGTCACTTCCTATTTTAAGAGATATAGATTCTAGATACTGGCCGTATTTGGTATTTTCCCAATTTAAAAATCTAGGTCTAGTAAATCCGTAAAATTTAGCTGTAGTTTCCATAAATCTTAATGTAGTAGTTTCAGGTTCAGTAATAATATTAATAATTTTAGCATTAGGAAATATATGATAGATCTCCTTAGGTAATAAATGAGTACACCATACAAGCCTATGGGTATTTAAAATACTGTAACCATTAACTTTATAAAACTGCTGCTCAAACTTTGTCCAGTAAATATCTTGATTAGGTTCATATCGATAAACATAATCCCATGTAGGAGGAATCATACCATAGGGGGTTAGTCTATCAAAATGTCTTTTACTAACATGTCTTTGATAAATATTTGTATGATTAAAATGAATATTCCAAGGGTGTTTACCATTATCTGGGTGTGAATACCAATATACATCTGGAAGCGAACAAATTATTCTAGCTAGACGATGGCCTCCTGCTCCAGGTTCAAAGGACACAAAGATAAGTTTATCAGAATCAAATACATCAGGCATACCTAACATTATAGTAAATGTCTTTCTCCAATTGCCACAGGTTTTGAGGAACTTGATAAATAATATCTCTCTTTATCCACTTGACAATGCCTTGTTTATTCAAGTGATGAAACACCTTATCAATCCTAGTGTTAGAAATGTTTGTAGTGTTATAAAAAGGGACTGTTACGTCTCCATCCTTATCATGTGCATACTGCAGCTGTAAAGGAAGGTGGTAATAAAAAATATAAGAGCTAAAATGATATTTATTTAAAACTGATCTTGTATCTATCTGGGCTCCTCTAAAGCCCCAGCGCCACCCATCTCTAAATCTATGAATACCTGATACCGCTACCAGTAAGCCTTCTTTAAATGTACCAAACCACTCTCCGTCATTTTGTATACACCAATCCCATTTCATAGTATACAAGGATTCGTTGTTGCAAAAATTTCTATGGCGACATTCTAAGATAAACTCAATTGTATCCTCTTTTGTTATTTTTATTGTACTTTCCATTCAGCGTAAATTCTTTGACCTAAATCCCATACACAATCTACTACTTTACAGTTATTTTTTTTAGCAAGCTCATAATTTAGTTCTATGGTCCATGGAAAGAACTGAACAGCCTCAACTCCTTTCCATGGATGATCCCCTAGTCCTGGATTTTGCCTCCAAAAGATTCGTCCTCCAGGCTTTACCAAGCTAACTACTTTTTCTACTTGAGGAAAAACCACTGATGCGTCTCCAAAATTTAAACTTCCCAAACATAAAGCTACATCCCATTGTTTGTCAGTTTTAAATTTCTCGATTGATATAACCTCGTCAACCCCTTCAATATTTGCTGGATCAATACCGTAGAGTCTATCTCCAAGGTAAGGTTTAAATAAATTATAACCACAACCCACATCAATAACATCATCCTCAGTCCCGATTTTATCTAGAAGAGCCCAACCTGAGTATAAAAATTTATAATAATCAGGCTTCCAGCTAGTACCAAAGTATTTGTTGACGTCGGATTGATTCACTTTACTAGCTCAGCCTTATATACGCTTGCGAGATCAAATGCTTCGGTATTATAGTATACCAAGGTACGTAATGCCTCTTCTGTTACGAATGTCATAAGAAGATCGCGTCTATCATTACCATACTGTCCAATAATCCAATCATACTGTCCTACAGCTTTCTCAATAGCAGCTACGCTTTCTGGATTGGTCGCGACTTGGTTAAGAGCTCGACGAAGAACTTCAGCATTTGGATTTCCAGCTCTGACCCAGAGTGCTTTTTGCATTCCATCCCTGAACGACTTAACGAGTTTATATGCGTCGTACAAAGGACCAGATGGTGCAACTCCGTAGGCTTTCTTGTAGAGTTCTTCGAACTGATATCCTGGGTGATTAGGGTCAGCAGTATGGGAGCCATCGGATTGGAGAATCCCGTGATGAAACCAAACTTCAGCTGAGCTGTTTGCCTCCACATGCTTTTTAAATGCAGCTGGATTCTCTCTAGTACCATTAAGCTCACCACGCTTAAAAGCTAGGCGTCTTTCGCCTCCGGACATACCTTTTACCCAAACAACATTCTCTTTAAAACATGCCACATATTCATCTACTGTATTCTTAGGACCACATAGAAGCATCGTCATTGCAATACCTTCTGGTACCATACCAGAACCAGCTGCAAATTTTACTTTATCTACTGAGAAGTCAGCAGTCTTTTGCTTACCAGCAATAATGTTCAGATTCATCAATCCGATAGAATCGTACTTACGATAATCGTATTTGACTTCTTCTTGTAGAAATGATACACCGTTCCCTCCATGAGAGACCATTACTACTTTGTCGTCATTCTTATACTCTTCTTCAAAAGCGTTAAAACCAGGAATATCCCTAGCACCAGGAAGATACTTAATAGTAATCTTTTCATCGATATACTTTTGCATTTCCTTTACTACAATCTCTGTCCATTGAGATGTACCAGCTCCAGGCTTTTGAGGAACTATAAATGTGTAATCAGCTAATGCTGAAGACGATACTAATAAAAGTGAGATTAATAATTTAAACATACTCTAGCCTATTTCGTTTAAACAAGCCTATAAGGCCAACAATAACTGTAGCAGATATAAGTCCTAAGAAAATAGGTCTTTCCATCAAACTACTCCAATCATAGAGTGTAAACATTTGAATACTCAAAGCTTCTACTCTTTCTGATAAAATAAAACCGATTAGTAAACTAGGTCTACTAAACTTAACATATTTACATATTATACCTACAGCTGAGAAGAAGATCAACATAATTAAGTCTTCCCAGCCCCCTGTATATTGCATACAGGCCCATACAATGAATAATGACAAGATGGGAAAATAATATCTATACGGAACATAACTCAGGTATGCAAAGTACTGAGCGAACGCTAAGCATATAATACCGGTTAAAGCAGTAGCAGCTATAAAGCCAAAAGTTAATGAATCGAAAAATAAAGTATCATATGCAAGATCTGGTGTTCCTAATTCAAAGCCGAGATAGGTAAACAAAGCCATAATAATAGCAGCAAATGGAGCTCCAGGAATGCCAAACAAGATAGTAGGAAGCATAGATGTAGCTTTCTGAGCATTATTGGCCCCTTCAGGACCTATTACGCCTCTGATATCTCCATTACCTTTTGAACCTGATTGCCCATAAGCTATCCAGTCAGCTACTGCGCCTCCTAGCCCAGGTAGAACTCCAATAAACGCTCCTATAAAGCCACCTCTTAAAGATAACCATAAGTTCTTAAATACTACTTTTACACCATCAATAAGCTGTAATAAATGATTAGAGACCATTAATGAGGTTTTATCTCTCTTTTTAAGACCCTCTAGAAGTTCAGGAATAGCAAAGAGACCAGCTACTACAGGCATTAACTGTATACCATCTTGAAGATAAAACCAACCTAAAGTAAATCTAGCTTCATTAGTATTAGGATCTACCCCAACTAATCCTAGAAAGATACCTATAAAGATTGCTATGCTGCTTCTCACTATCCATTTAGAGCTAATAAAGCCAACTGTAGCTAGAGCGAATAAAGTAAAAGCCCATAACTCAGGTATACCAAAAAATAAAAGTAATTCCATATAGAGAGGTATAAATAAAAAAACAAGAGATCCCCATAATAAGCCGTTAATAGTAGAAGAAGTTACTGCTGCTGATATAGCATACGTAGCTTTACCCTTTAGCGCTAGAGGGAATCCATCTACCATCGTTGCAGCAGCTGAATTAGCTCCAGGAATACCTAGCAATATACCTGCAAAAGTGTCACCGGTAGTAGAAGCAGCTATGACTGCCATACAGAAAATGACTCCCAAATACGGGTCAGTAAAGAGATACATAAAACTAAATAAAGTAATAAGACCTGTAGTAGCTCCTACAGCAGGTATGAGACCTATGAAGAGACCGTATAATGTACCAAGCAATAAAACAAGTAATTGATCAATCAAAACATCACCTAAGAGTCGAAACCGGCTGGAGTTATTTAGCTCATCTTAAACACTCTATTCATATGGGGTGGTGGTTGATTCGTATTGCTTGGATTGGACTTCTTCATGGAATTGTACCATCCTATCGCCCTAACTGGGCTCCTAAACAAGTGATTAAAATGTATTTTACTTTGAGAAAAACCCCACATATAAAAAAGATAGCTGATAATTATGAGGATAATATAGGTTCTTAATGCGTGACGATAAAAAATATCAAGATGAAATCTACTCTGTCGAACAAGATAAAATACATAAAGAGAGTAAAGAGAATATCTTTACCATAGACGGTGTTCCCAGTCGGTGGGAACATAATAAAGCTAGAAGTAAATGGCATTTTGATCCATTTAAAGAACCTGAGCCAGATATTTTTATCATACCAGTAAGATTTACTAATGACTTTACTGATATAAACAAATTCTGCCTCGAAAATGATCCTCATTTAGATAGCATATACAATTACCGGCCGGTTGAAAAGTCTAGGCAAGATAGAGACTTACACGAAGCAGAACTTTTAGATTTAAAAAGAGCTACAGGAAAAGAAGATCTAGGTGTATACTGGAAACAAAGACTGATATCTAGTAAAGTAAATGATAGTGGTAAAATTCAGTTTAAGAGACGGTCTGAACCAGAATTCGATATTTTTTATTCCATAATGGATTGGTTAGAGTTAGAAGTTCATCAGTCAAGAGTTCATATACAAAAACTTGGGCAGGTAATGCCAATACATATAGATCAACAAGTAAGATATAATAGACCTGGATATAGAGAACTATGGTTAAAAAAAGGAGCAGATAAAAATCCTCTTTTACTAAGAAGATTTCTTATTATGCTACAAGACTGGACTCAAGGTCATGTATGGCAGTTTGGTAATACTTATTATCAAGGGTATAAATCAGGATCTTGTGTGACTTACGATTGGTGTAATGTTCCACACGGTACTGCTAACTTTTCTTATTCCCCTAGATTAACTTTACAAATAACAGGTTTTGTTAGTGAAAAAACCCAGTGGCTAATTGACCATCCTTCTCCAACAAGAGAAGTTCATTTATAAAATTATTTGCTACCATTTGATTAGTAAAGGGGCCTGGATGAAAATTATCTCTAGCATAGTCTAAAAAATTATTTGAATTCCAAGTAATTACAGGGATATCACCAAAGGTATTTTTATCAGTAAAATTCCAATAATGGTGAGTAGATTTAAATACTACTAAGGTTTTACTAGCTATCTTAGAAAAGAATAAATGAAATATATCCTTCCTAGCAATTCTTGTACTATGTTTATATAGCTCAGCTAACTGTGGGTCATGTTTAAGAAGTAAACGGTGAATATCTCCTAACCACCATTCGGATTCTTGAAATCCTCTTGTATCAGTAACTATTATAAGATCAGGCTTGTAGTCTTCTATGAGATTACACGCTGGCTTATAAAGATCCATTAAGTTATTAGCAGGAGAGAGATTTATATAATCTACTTTTAACTCTTCAGATACAATCTGAGGAAATGAATCTTCAAGGTTTACTCCAGTACCTAAGCTAAAACTTCCTCCTAAAAATAATATCTTCTTAGAAGCATTAAAATCAGGCTCAGGCCCTCTAAGACCTAGAGAGTTATATTTATAAATTATCTCTGGATCACAACGGACCTTATCTTTTCCATTAGTGTACCCTACACTAAAAGGCTCTTGAAATAAGATAAGGTTATTATGACGCTGTGATTTCAGTTTTTCGTACTCGCTTATCATCTTACGTCATTATATCTTAACTAAATTTAAAACCTTCGCTGCGAATCCGTTCACCAGCACTACTCTTATCGAACACCGGACCATCATCCACTATGTCTGTCTGTTCAGATTGTGCAACATCAAATAATCGCATTTTAGATTTATCGACTCCTACAACAAATCTCTTATTCATATTCGGATCATTATATCTATTCTTTAACTGCTTCACCATTATCTGACGCTGGGCTTCTAGGTCTTCATTAGATATCAAAGCGAACATTAAGTCGGCCGTTGCAGGAAGACCGAAACTTTCTGACGTGTCTTCAAGACCAGGGTCTGATGAGGAATAACCGGACCGGGTCGTCTGGGTTGCCGACACAATAGGAAGGTCGAATTCCACCGCAAGGCCTCGAATTTCTTCCGCAATTGCTTTGATATAGCTATATGAATTGATCGCACCACCCATGCCTTTCATTCTAGAACTGGCGCATATATTTAGATAATCAATGAAGATGATCTCCGGTCTAAAGTTCTTCTTTAACTGTAGTTCGTTTAATAAAGCTCTAAAATGATTAGCGCTAGCTTGAGCTGTAGGATACTCTTTAATAATTAATTTACCTTGAGTCTTTTCAGCAATGCTATTCACTTTACTAATCAGCATATCTTTAGATACAGCATCTAACTGATCGATAGGAATATTTAACAGGTTAGCATCAATACGTTCGGCAATACGCTCTTCGGCCATTTCCATAGTTATATAAAGAACATTTAACCCAGCTGAAAGACTAGCACCAGCCATATGACACATAAAGAGAGATTTACCAACTCCAGTTCCTGCTAAAGCAATATTAAGAGTCTTATTAGGAAGTCCTCCTTTCGTAATCCTATTGAAATAATCTAAATCAAACGCAATACGTTCTTCGTCTTCATGATAGAAATCATAACGTTCCTCTACATTATCAATATAATCGTGACCTACATTAGTATCAAAGGATACTCCTAATGCATCTTTAAGTATATCAGGAAGAGCATTCTTAGTTAACTTCTGATGCTTACCGTCTATAATAGTAATAGACTCCATAATAGCAAGATGTAGCGCTCTATCCTGGCACCACTTTTCCGTCTTATCTAATAACCATTTATAATCGATATCTTCTTTAGAAAAGATATTAGGAAGAATCTCTACAGCATGAGTATATTGCTCATCGGTAAATATATCCGATTCATCTAGCTCAACTTTGAATGCTTCTTGAGTAGGTAATTTATTATACTTCGCTACAAACTTGCCAATCTCTTTAAAGATATTTTTATACACACCTTCAAAGTAATTCGGCTGAACAAACGGGAGTACTTTACGCATATACTCGTCGTTTACTAATATATTACGAAGTATAGTTTGCTCAATATTTGTATTCAATTATCACCTTTCTTGGAATCAGCTTCCATAAGATCTATAGCATCGGTTATAACATTATTCAAAACGGTCTTGACTAATGATACTAAAACAACATTATTCTCTTGTATATCTAATCCATTATGATCAACAATATCATAGTTAAAATTCATAGTATCGTTTTCTTCGTCAATAGTAATAGTGCCGTATTGAATCTTAACACCTTTAAAGTCGCCAGATAAAAATTCAACGGTCCAATGGTCAGAGTTTTCTCCGGCATTCCATTCTATTAACTTATAGTCTACATTCTCTTTCATACTTCTTCCACTATCTTCTCTGGATCTATTTCTGATACTCCGCCAATAGAGTAAGTCTCTTTTACAAAGGTCTTAAAGTCACTTTCGTTTAAGATCGGTTCCCAGAATTCTGCATTGAGAGTATCCCGCTCTCTGACTTTCGGTTCGGCCAGTTCGCCAGTATCCCTATTGACACGACAATACCAACCGTTAGAAGGCTTAGTAACGTAGCCACCCCTAAGAGCAACATCAAGCAGACCACTCCAAGACTGAATGCCACCCTCCCAGGAAACAGAAATAGGAATCTTAGACTTTTCTTTAACATACCTTGACTTCTCTACATTAACCACGAAGTGATATCCTTTCACTTCAGAACCTACTTTATCTTGTTGACGACCGATAATCCAAATATTATCTGCCGTCTAGCTCTTTCTTTGATGCTAGGTTACCAACAGAGTCAATAACAATAATTACTTTATCATCCCGATCGATATTCTCTAGCTGAGAGATTAGATCGAACTTAAGTTCTTCTACGTTAGTTACAGGAGTATGCAGTACTCGAGAAGTATCAATACCAAACGTCTGAAAATAAGCTTGAGGAGATCCAAACTCACTATCGTAGAATAACATTACAGCATCTTCATATTGCTTAAGATACGCTGACGCCATTAACAGGGCAAACGACGACTTAAAGTGTTTAGATGGCCCTGCTAATACAGTCATACCAGGAGTGATACCACCATCAATAGAACCAGATAGAGCTACGTTAATCATCGGTACGTTAGTAGGTACCATATCCTTTTCTGTAAAGAACATGGAATCTGAGAGAACATCTGTATATTGTACTTTACTGTTCTTCTTCAGTTTGTCCATTATCGACATTAGTATGACCTCTTAATTCATTATTAATTTTTTGCACTTCTTCTAATAAAGTAAAATTATAATTATTATTATAGGCGAATTCTGTCAAAGAATCCACTCCAGTGCTTAATGATTGACCGAAGCCTCGCCTGTTATCATACCCTGGTACGATAGTATGGTTAATTCCTATACGAGCATCACTAGCAATACATCTACTTACTGATGTAGGATTACCCCCAAATTCTTTTACTATATCGTACAGCTGATTAAAAAAAGTAACTTTAGTAGCTAGAAAAGAATCAATACCAAGCTTAACAAAAGCAGTCTCGACTCCAGTTAACTTTAGAAATTTGCATGGAACAATTTTACTACAATTAAAAATCATTTGCTCGTAATAATCAACTGTATCTTTATCACCTCCAGCAACTATAAGCGCAGGGTGATGAATATCAGTTGCTGCATGAGTAGCGTTAGTTAGTTCAGGATTATAAATAACTTTTCTATCCTTAGCGCATAATTCAGCTACAGTCTCCGGGTTTAAAGTAACTTTAATAGAAATAATTCCATTTACTACTGGTACTAGTTCTGTGACTAGGTTATCAATTTCTGGATAGCTGCAGATAAAGATAACATTAGGACCCCAGTCTATTAATGATTGTATATCATCCTTAACCACCATAGTTTCTGTCATATAACTATCAAAAGCTTGATTCCATGATTTGGTTAATTCATTATCTCCTATCAGACCTACCTTAAAAAAATTATCTTTTGCTTTTAATCTATCACTCATTTTTAATTCCTATACACGTATTCTAACGCTCTATCTGCTTCTAATTCCAATGGTCTGTTTTCGTACCACTTACCTGTATCATTATCAAATTGTTTACACATATCAGCTATCTGCTTGGCTGTAATCGGATATCCTTTCTTAATTGCATTACCTGCTACAGCTACCATAATCTGATACATCTTACGATACCATCCAGTACCTACAATGACTCTATATTCCATAGCCAACGTTCTAGGCCAGAAAGGACAGTCCTCATATGTTGTCCAATATACATTCGTATTCTCTAATTGAGACTTACGATGTTCTATTATCTGATCTTTCCATGCATCCGGCAAGCGATCTAAGAAACTTTTACCGGACTTCTCTTCATAAGGCCATCTAGCCATTAACGTATCAGGATCCAGATGATTAGCTTTATTGCTAAAGATAAAGTTATGAGCTCCTGGATAGTCTGCAGGTACATAGAACATACGAGAGAGATCCTTAGTCTGTCTATCTCCCATCTCTCCCAACTCTGAGTTCAGCGCATACCAAAAATGCTTGATACGATCGGCTTCTACATTACAGGTAAGAGGAAAGACTAAACGAAACTTAGGATGCTCCAGTCTTGATGATGCCGTTGAATAGCACAGATAGTAATATTGACCAAACTTATCCGCTAACTCGCCTTCTATATTATCGGGTGAAGAAAACGTATAATCATCCACATCAACAGCAGCCCAGCTATTCCAACAAATAACATTTTTATTAGCCCTTGTACTATCGGGTGTGTAAGTAGCAGGACTAATAAGAGGAGAAGAATTAGGTCCACCTTTCTGTCCCTTCTCTTTAGCTAGTTTATGAAAGTACGTCTCGAACTTTATCCACGTTGGAAAGGATAGTACGCGGTGAGTCTTGTTGTCCCATTGGTTCTTGAACATCGTCAGTTTGTACATCATCGTCACTTACTATATCAATATATTGACCGGGTTCTACCCCATATCCTACAGCACGTAGAAAATCTCTATATGCATCTAGCATGTCATCTAAAGAAGCTTCATCATCTACATGAAAATCAACTCTCTTCACTGCAGAAAATGGATCATGTATCTCTGGTCTATCATATACAAATCTAATCATGCAAAAAAGTCCTCTAAAGTTGCTCTAGGTTCTACTGACCATCCAATAGAATCTAAGATCGTAGATAAAGGCTCTACAAAAGCCTTATCATACATCATATTATAGTCTATATGTTTATGTAAGTTCAACTCTTTCGGAAGGACAGCGTTAAACGATATAACATTCTCTTTAATCGTATTCGGCACTTTCAAGTAACAGTACTTAATCTTCTCACCCTGATTAATAATCTCATACTTGTTCAGAAGATCCAGCTTTCTAATCCAATGATTATATAG